TGTATTTACTGCTCATACGACCCATAACGATAGCGTAGAGGCTAGGTTTGGTACAGATAATGATATGCAAATTAGCCATAATGGTAGTGATGGGTATATTGTTAACAAAGTTGGTGATTTAAATATTTATTCTAAATCTGGTGAAGCTGGAGCAGTTTTTGTACCAGATGGAACAAGTAAACTATATTTTGATGGCAGTAAAAAGATTGAGACAACAAGTACTGGTATAAAAGTAACTCAAGATGTTGTAATGAATCTAGCTGGAGACACAGCTATACGTTGGGCGAATAATGGTACAAATAAATGGAGTATATTTAACAATAGTTCTTCTAGTGATACTTTAACTATTTATGATAATAATGGAAGTGGAACAGCAGCTAAGTTTTTAACTAACGGGGCCGTAGAGTTATATCATAACAACAGTAAAAAGTTTGAGACTACAAATACAGGAGTTACAGTTACAGGTGCATTGACTACAACAGGAGATATAAACGTACCTACAGGAAATGGAATAGTCACTGGAAGTGTAACTACTACAGGTTCTACTGCTTTAACTGCTGTCGATAATGGAACTGCTTATTTCGGAACTGGATTAGATTTAAGAATTTATCACACAGGTTCAGCAAGTTGGATATATGAGAATGGTGATGGGCCTCTATATATTGGTACTAATAATAGCAATATTGAAATTATGGGAGGCGGTAGTGCTAATGACACTATGGCTAAATTTAAAAGTACTGAAGGTGTAGAGTTATATTACAACAACGTAAAAACTTTTTCAACGGATGGAAATGGAATATTTGCTTATGGGCCTGAAGGTGGTAGTGCAAATGTTTACATTTATGCTGACGAAGGCGATGATGATGCAGATAAATGGTCATTACGTTCAGACCCTTCCACTAGTCAATTTACAATAAACAATAGATTATCAGGTGGATTTGAAAAAAATATTCAATGTGAAGGTAATGGAAATGTTGAGCTATATTTTGACGGTGATGTAAAGTTAGAAACAAGTAGTAGTGGTGCTAAAATGATGTCAGGTCATTTTTATCCACAAAACACTAACCAAGATTTAGGTTTATCTAACAATTATTGGAGAAACATATTTACTAATAATCTTAAGTTAAAAGATAGTAATAAAATTTTCTTAGGGGATGATTCAGACCTACAAATTTATCACGATGGAAACGATAGCTATATAGATGATGCTGGTACAGGAAATTTATATATAAGAGGTTCAGCTTCTGTTGAACTTAGAAAAGCTGGAAGCACTGAAAAAATGCTCTATGCTGAACCTGATGCACAAGTAGAGCTATATTATAATAACAGTAAAAAACTTGAGACAACAAATAATGGTATTGCTGTTGGATCAATTACGATTGATTCTGGATTTGATTATGTAGGATTACCTGATAATGGTCAAATAAGATTTGGAACAGGTGAAGATCTACGCATTTGGCACAGTGGAACTGATAGTCATATTAAAAATGATACTGGTGAGTTAAAAATTCGTGCAAATAATGTTCAGTTTAGAACTAAATTAGATGACGAAACACTTGCTGATTTTAATGCTAACGGAAATTGTGAGTTATATTATGACAACAGTCCAAAGTTAGCGACAACCAGTACTGGAGTTGATATTACAGGTAATCTTCATGTAGATGATCTTCCTGATACTACTACTAACTCGTATTTAAAAATTGCAATACAAGATTCAGATGGAGTTTTAAAATCTGATGACAGTATTAAGATTAACCCTGCACAAAATGCAATGTCGGTTAATGGTTTATTCCTTAACTCAAATACAGTACGAGCTAGTGGAAATGGCCCAGTAACTATAACGACAGCAAATGCTAGTGGTACGGTTGATTTTCAAGTTAAGAATACTCACGTTGAATGTAATGGTGATTTATTACCAGCAACAGATAGTACTGATGATTTAGGAGCAAACGCAACTCGTTGGGCTAATGTTTATGCAGACACATATTATGGTGACGGGTCAAACTTAAGTGGTGTTGCTGCGTTCCCGTCTGGAACTGTAATGTTGTTTAACCAAACTAATGCACCAACTGGATGGACTAAGAGTACAGCACATAATAACAAAGCTATCAGAGTTGTTTCAGGTAGTACTAGTTCTGGTGGTGGTAATGGTTTTACAACTGCTTTTAACAGTAGCTTTGCAACATCTGGAGGTAGCGTTAGCAACCATACTTTAACCACATCACAGATTCCATCACACAGTCATTCTGTACAACAGAAAAGTATTGGTGCTGGTTGTGGATCTAACATACCACAAACAGGTGCATTTGGTACATTTGGTTGTAATAACAACAGTACAAGTTTAAGTACAAACTCTACTGGTGGAGGTAGTTCACACAACCACGGATTTACCAACCCAAGTCTTAATTTAAACGTAGCTTATATAGATGTTATTGTAGCAAGTAAAGATTAATGCAAATTAAACAAGGTAATTTTTGCCCACTATTACAAAAAGAATGTATAGGATTACAATGTGCATGGATTACACAAGTTAGAGGTACTAACCCTAACTCAGGTGAAGAAGTAGATGAATGGGATTGTGCAATTAAATGGATGCCAATGTTACTCATCGAAAACTCACAGCAACAGCGTCAAACAGGAGCTGCTGTTGAATCATTTAGAAATGTCGTAGCAGCTAATCCTGTAAGTATTCTTATGGGTAGTAAAGACGCTAAACCCTTATTAGATATAACAAATGACGACTCTTAGTATCATAGCTGGTGATAAAACAGTTATAAAAGATGGTACAGCTTGTCCTAAATTAAGTCTTTCGTGGCTACCCTCCAATGTTTGGGCAGTTCAATGGGATGGTACAAAAGGAGAAGTTGAGTATAGCGATGGCACTCCAAATTTAGAAATAAATGAACTTGGCATTTACGCACAAGGTATTACTGAGTTTGATGCTAACATTGCTACATCAGAAGAAACAGTAAGAACAGGGTTTGTAATGAGTCCTATAACTGCGTTAAGAACAGAACGAGATGGTAAATTAACTGAATCAGATTGGACACAGTTACCTGACGCACAGCTTACAGATAGCAAAAAAGCTGAATGGATTACTTATAGACAAGCTCTTAGAGACTTACCAGCAACAGAATCTGACCCTTCTAACCCTACATGGCCAACTGAGCCTACAACATAATGACTATTACAAAAACATGGCAAGTAAACACCTTGCAAAGAGAACTAACAACTGGATATGTAAATAAAGTTATCTATAGAGTTATAGGAACTGATGATACATATACAACTAGAGCTACTGGAGAAGTAGATTTAGAAAAACCAGAAACACTTATACCCTATAAAGACCTTACAGAAGAAACTGTTTTAGGTTGGGTAAAAGCAAAATTAGAAGCAGATAAAAAAGGCACTGTAGCAGAAATTGAAAAAGCTATAGATGACAATATCACTTTACAAAAAACACCAGTACACGGTGTAGGAACACCTTGGTAAATGGAAATACCCACCATAGATATACCGCCAGTACCTAAATACGAAACAATATCTATACCTTTACCTACAGCTGACGTTCCTAGTTATGTACCTTTGGTAGTACCTCCTAGTGATCTTAAAGAACCAGAAGGTACACAACCAGAGACTACAGAAACTACGGAACAACCAGCACCAAGTTTAAATATACCATTTATTAATGCAGAGGTACCTTTACCTACCGCAGACACAGTAGTAGTTGCAGGTTATGCAGCAGTATCAGCCGTAGCTGTAACTACTTTCGCTCAACCATTTTTTGACACCATAAAGAAAAAACTACAAAAGTTAATACAAGGTAAAGTAGACAAATGGAGGAAAAGAAAAAAGGATTAGTCAGTAAATTAAAAGATATTGCTGAAGATAAAGAACATCAAATAGAAATCCTAGGTACTTTTGTTCGGCTAGGCGTAGTTGTTTGGTCAGGTTTTATTATTACCATGAATTATGTAGATATTCCAATGGTTAAAAAAGCAGGGAATAGCGACATCACTTTTGTGGCCAGCGTTTTTACAGGAGCACTAGCTACATTTGGTCTTACTACTGGTAAGAACGGAGGTAGTAAAACACCTACAAATTG